CGGTTATATGCGGAAACATGTTTTCCGGGAAAACTTCGGAATTAATTCGTCGCCTCAAACGTCAAAGGGCTATCGGAGACAACATCTTGGTCATCAACTCGGCGAAAGATACCAGGTCGTGCGAGCAGGTGTTGAAAACACACGACGGGGTCACATTCAACTGCCTGAAAACCTGGGATCTCTTCGATGTTTTACACATGCCGGATTTCGACAATGCTGACGTAGTTGCCATAGACGAGGCACAGTTTTTTCCTCGGCTCCGAAAATTCGTCGAGTGTGCGCTCTACGTCAACAAGCGAATCATCGTTGCCGGGCTCGACGCGGATTCGTCGCAGAGGAAGTTTGGTGAGATCGTCGACTGCATACCGTTGGCTTGTGATGTTACGAAACTCTCAGCACTGTGCTCGCGCTGTAAGAACGGTACTCCCGGTCCGTTCACCAAACGCATCGTAGAAGACAAGACGGTGGAGTTGATCGGTGGTTCTGACAAGTACACGGCGGTTTGTCGACATCATCTTATTTCCTATGGACATCTAGTATGAGTACGACGCGTTTCCCTGGACCGGTCTTTACAACTTCGTGGTATCTACTGTGGTCAAACAAGTAGTCCTCCCCTTCTTCGTGGGCATGTTGGCCTTTTTCGGTGTAGAGCACGCATCTTCCACCGCTGTGAATAGTTATATGATATCGTAAGAGTCGATTCGATTCAGCCCTGTGCGCGTCCAGGTGGAGAGGACCTTCGCTCACCGCGAAAGCGGCTACTGTCGTATCGACGCATGGGATCTGTGTTAGGAGACTGTTCAAGATGGGGAAATCCTGGACCCTGTAATAATAGTAATTGTAGTTCTTTTCAAACCACGGACTCAAATCGTGATAAAACTTCTTATCGAGCTTTGGGTGTACCTCGTCAAACTCCCTCTGAATCTTATTGAAATGCAGTCGTATGAGCGCCAGGCCGGGGTAGTTTGAGACCTTGCATTCGCTGAGCATGTACACGAGGTCCCTGAAAGTGTTACGGATGCCAGCCAGAGGTCGACGTGGGTTTTGAAAATACAGAGTGTCGATTGGCAATTTCAAAAAGTCCCAGAGAACCATCAGGACCGGGACTGTCAGGGTGGTCCTCCACATTCAACTTTATTTTCTGTACATATATTAAACGATGCCAGGATACACGGAGCCCTTAGAGCCCGAACCTACTGAAGAGAAAAAGGAAGTCAAGACCCGCTTCATGATGCCCACCAAGTTGACGATTGTGCAGATGGTGCTCCTCGTGATTCTCGTGATTCACGCGTGGACCTCTCGCAAGGTCAAGGGCGTGGTTGTTAGCACCATCGCGCTCGCCATAGCTCTTCTCCACATGTACGACCACATGTACCGCTTAAAGCGCGGCGACGAGCACCTCTTCTTCCTCCCCAAGAAGGAGGCGTACGGTTGCAAGAGTTGCATGTAAATTTTCATGACGTACTATAAGATGCGCGTTCGAATTGTTCGAAGCCCTAACAAAATAAAAAAGTTCAGGGCAAAGTTAGAAGACGGCACGGTTGTTGACTTTGGTGCAAGTGGCTACAGTAACTACACCAAACACAAGAATCCTTCTCGTATGCGCGCGTACGTGCGTCGACACGGTGGATACATACCCACCTCGCTTTCGGTTGAAACAAACCCTGTAAAAATTCAATCTCGCATGCTGAAAATAAATCGCAGCGACAAGGAAAACTGGGGATTAAATGGCATCGGAACCCCTGGGTTTTGGGCCCGATGGTACCTCTGGAGTTACCCGTCTTTCGCACAGGTGGACAAGTTTATGAAAAGAAAATTCGGAATTACGATTTTGCGGTGATGATATCGTCCACCAACTCTCCGGGGTCCCGCTCCAGCATATCGCGAAGAAGTTCACAGGAATCTTTCATCTCGGTGATAGCGACATCCGGATTATCAAACGGTAGACACTTTTTCCGCGCTTCATCCTGACTTTGCCACGTGCACGTATTTTTCACCTGCTCTTCTGTCAGTTTCAGGTTATTGTAGCTTGCTTTCATTTCGTCGCTGGGTTCCATGAGTTCTTTGATGTATGTTTTCCACTCCTTGAACCCACCGAAAGTTAATATGCTCTCGTTCCCAGGTCGCTTGTAATACGCCATCTCGGATTCAAGTTTGGTTCTTGCGTTTTCGTCGGTCAATTCGTCGTACAGCTCGCATAGCTCAGGTGCATTCTCACTGAGCTCGGCAAAGGTTTGTGTCATGGACTTTTTAGTCGTGAAGTCGCCCGGCAGTTTATCTTGCGTTGGGAGTTTGGCGCCGACGAGTCTCAATTCGTTGGACAGGTCTACGAAGCGTCTAAACTTCGGAGTCATCGAAATTCTATCGAAATGAGGAGACGTTCCTGGTATTTGACCGGCGAAAAATGCCCCAACTCCGGAACTTGATAGGCACGAGGAACACAACATCAGCAGGATTACACTCGCCATCTTGATACTTGGGCATATTTTTTTTTATTCTCATATAATAATAAAGACATGGATCCGCTATCTATTTTAGCTCTACCCATGACCATGCTGAATGCAGTTTCTGGACTGAGTGCAGGCATACCGGTGCTTGGTGATATTACTCCTAAAACCGATGGACCCCTGAGTGACAAGGAGTTTGGTTCGTACATCGCGAGTGTGATTTGTCTAACGATTATGATGTACATGATAGTTAGAATGCCTTTCAAGACACCCCCGATAATGATGGCGTGCTGCTGCTTCCTCTCCTCCTGCAGCAGCTCCACTAGCAGGGTCGTGGACGAATCGAAGCGCCGTATTTCGTCTACATGAAGTTATCTACACGGTACATATTCACATTGAAAGGTTTTCCCGCGACGTCGACTGATTCAGAACCGTACAACTCCCGGCAGCCGACGTCGTCCATGCAATCCCTGTTTTGACTGTCCTTTATGGGGATCGAATACAGATTGTCACCCCCAGTGGTCGTGTAAAAGTTGTAGCGATCTCTCCTACCCCTCACTTCCTTACCGTAGAGGGGTAAAGTTTCACCCGCTTCATTGGTTAGCAACCCCATCTGATGAAAATGACCAGGTTTCCAACTTCGCACGGGTGGCTGTCGGAACTCAGGCTCCATTCGAGGAGGTGGGTGCTGCACGAGACGCGGGCGGCGCGAGACGACGAAAACTTTCTCGGTGCGATTCGCGAAGTACACAACAGCCATGGTTAAAACGACGATGACAGCGATTAATAACTGAAACTTAGTCTGTTTCTTCATTACACTTTAATGAGATTTTTTCTAAGCTTCCTGAGTGTATCCCATAGCAACACGAGTATCGCGGTCGCCAGCAAATACGGTATCACGTGTGTGATGGATTGCACACCAACCTCCATTATTGAAAATAATGTTTCGAAGGTTGTGGCGCCGCGCTCTACCGCTCCTCCCACACTCCCGACTAATACAAACGGACATCTAATTACCTTATAAAACGCGCCTCGTACCGCCTGCCTCGTTCGTATGTAATTCATTACATTATTGTGAATTGCGGCAACCTTTTCGAGTTTTTCTTTGTGTACGTAATAGACTTGCAAGATTTTAAGTTTATGGTTAAGCAGCTCCTCATAAATACGTACCGAGTTCAGTGCTATTAAAATCATCGCGAAAAACACTTTCACGGCGAACATATCATATTTTGGAATCTTAGCTCTAAGCGGTTCATTTTGAGACGCGCACGGCACGGCATATTGCACCTCCCTCACCTCCCAAAAAAATTGGACACGTGGCAAGCCGAGAATGAACCTCTCCGTTAGCGAGCTGAATCAAGCCATGGAGCTTCGTGCGAAACTCACGACAGCGAACCAAGATCACGATCAGACCCTGCAAAAGATCCAAACTGGAGATCTCAGCCCGGAGGAGCTCAAAAAAAACAGGATCGAGACCGTCAAAAACACACCAGCCACGGTCATCCTCGGTGCTCTGGACATGGCATTCGAGAGGCTCTCAAAGCATGAACAGCTCGAGCGCAAGATAGAAACCCTGGAGAAGGAACTCAAGGTGTGTTGCTGTCTCACGGTTTTGTATTTTTTTGTGACTCTTTGCCTGTACAGGCTGTCAAAAAGGCAAATGCGAACGATTTCTTTCGCCGTGGCGCCTTCGAGCACGCCCTTCGAACCCAGGCATACGCGGCGCCTCCGACCGGCGCTGTATTGCATAAGGTGCTGAGTCAGCATCTCGATGCGTGTATTGTGCTGTCCGAAGGAGTGGACGCACTTCGACCCTCACAGAAGAAGCTCCTATTCGAGGCTTGCATCAACCCTACCTTTAACGCTAAATCGGACCCCGATGGCGACCACACTATGTGCGTAGTGCTCGTGCCAGGGGTACCTATCTGCTGGTTGAAGCTCGACTTTTATGAGTCAGAGACAGACGAGTACTACCCACGGGATGTCCTCGAGTCGTGTGTGCGGTCTTTTACCCTCATGTTTCCTAGCGAATACTAGTCCAGTCTTTAAATGCAATTGGAGATTCTTCGCACCACTCATAAACCGGATCGCCCACAAAGTTCAACGCGCGAACACCGGCGTCAATGCATTTATCGCAGGTGGATTTCTGGTCATCGATGATGAGACCGATATTTAAGCACCGACAGATGTCCACCTTTGAAGTTTCAAAGGGTGTGTAACTGTTCGTTAAGATGACGTCGTCAAACACACCCGGAAAATAACTCTCGATCCACGTCTCGGTCTCGTCCCGTACAACATCCTGACGTCCGGTGACTATGTACATCTTACTCGCTTTCCTGCGGAGTCTGTACATGGCCTCCTGCGAACCTTTAATTGGCGTAAGATTTAGGAACGCCTCGCTTTTATAAAACTCACGAACCATAGTTCGAGAACTCTCCTCGTCTATGTCGAAAATCTGCCTGTACACGTAGTTGAATTTCGGTTTGCGTATCACTTTGTGGTGATGCTTGGCCATGGGATATAGGAATTGCACCAGGCATTCGTCAACGTCAATCGCGATGCGATTCATATCATGAAAAAAACTCTCGCTTTTAAGTAGATGTCTATCCCGGTGGTAAACTACGCTAGGCTTGAGAGACTCAAACCACAGGAAAATAAAAGTATCACATGGAATTTAAACACTTTTCTGGTACTATTGATATGTATTTCAGTCCTCTGTCTCTATAAGCGAGCATCCAACATCCGCGATAGGAGACGACGGTATAGCAGTCTTGATGGGTACATTCAGGAAGTTCATTCGACCTGATCAACTATCTTGTAGCGAATGCAGTCCTTGGGGCTGAGGTAAATGTCTTTTCGCATCAGTTTCTTGAACTTTTTTTCAGGGATTTGCGTTTTCGCCATGTACATCTTTTTTATCATGGCCATGAACTTGTCTGTGCTTTTCAGCTCATGCTTCAAATCTTCGTAGTTGCCCCACATTTCCGTGCTTATTTGGTGTATCAGTATGAAGGCGTTTCTACCCATGCGTCTCTCCGCGCCCCCGAGCAACATGAAAGTTGCGGCCGAGCAGCAGCTGCCCTGTGCGACGGTGATAACTTTCACCCGACTCGCCTCGAGGACGTTCATTAAATTCATCCCGGAAAATATACATCCACCGTCCGAGTGGATGTGCACTCGGATCACGGGTTCGTATCCGACCAGTTCAGCCTTTTTTTTAAGGAGTTCGATCTCCAACTTTTTAAATTTTTCGACGAAATCCAGTGCATTCTCTCTGTCGACATCTCCGTAGAATAGTATTTCGTTGCCGCTAATCTTAACTACGCTTTCGGTCTCTTCGGAGTCATCGTCTTTCGTAGACATTCTTGAGTTGCTTTTTTATTCTACTCACCTCTCTTGGTTTTAAGTTACTTCCGACACACAAATGGTTGATCACATCGAAATCCTGTGGATTTATTTTGTAGTTAAAGAGGGGGTCCAAGTTTCCTTTTTCGGCGTAGGTTTTCAGTAAGCATAGCTCTTCCACGCCCAAATTTACTCTGGACTTTTTCCGGATGGCGTCATACTTAGATTTTCGCATCTTGTAGTTACCAAGTTTCGTCCAGCAGCTCCCGGGCCTGATTTTATCGCGCTCGAGTGGCTGCCCGAGGGAGGATTTAGGAATCGTGAGCGCGTGTAAAACAAAGTACGGCATCAAAAACCAACTGCCGTGTTTATAGATGTGAGTATCAAAGAAGTCTGCGTCGGAGAATGACGTCGCGGTTCGACTCAAATCGACGTCCCTCGAGTTCGGGTAATTCTCCTGAAAAACGTCCCAGCAATGACCGTGTTCTGATATACTATCGTGTATCTGTAACGGACCGGTATCACACAAGATGTCCGTTATGAACTCTTTTGGACTTTGAAAATCATCCATGTGGTCGTATCCGTCGATGTAGTTAAAAAAACTTCTGATGTTGCCTTTGCAGCTCCGCGCAGCCACTTCCGCTTCTGGGGTCACCTTGTCCACGAGTTTCAGTAACACCTCCGGTGGGTGTCTGGGAATGAAGACCGTCTCGAAGTTAGGATACATGCACATGTTGGTCGTCGTGACGAGCAGGACACCTCTCGACAGGCGATTACCGTCGCTGACGCTCTCCACCGTTGCTTTGAATGCTGGGTCGTAATCTTCGATGAAGACGTGCTTTGTGCTGGGTCGAATAAACGGAAGGAATAAACTTTTCGATTTCAGGTGCTCCGCCAGGAGCTCGACAGAGTTGAGTCCGCGGAGCGCTTCCCTCAAGATGAACGATTTACCGACCCCTATCGCACCGCATATGAATACGTTTTTTCCTCTCTCAATATGACTTCGGATCAGAGCTATTTTATTTTCATGAATCGTGTTAACCTTTTCATGTTTTTTTTCGGGTATAATTTTAATGAACGAATCCATCGATGAAGTTATTAATGAAGGCGTAGATTTGGTTCTGGCGAACCCTCGCCTGCAAAAACGTATCGTCGAACCCTTAACTAAGAAAGTTGTTCTACCATACGTGATTTGTACAGCGACGTTCAACCTCATTGTGTTGATCCTCCTGTTCTACCTTGTTCTAAGTCTTCGTCGTCTTCCGAAGTGATCTCCTCCTCTTCTTCGTCGCTGACTTCAATCTCAACTTCGATCTCCTCCTCGTCGGGTTCGCCGTCCTTCTTCAGCACTTTTTCTAACGGAGTGTTCCGGACCAGAGTTTTCAGAAGCGGTATGGCGCGCACGCGAAGGATCTCGGGTTTAGTGAAGTTGGAATCACGGGGGTATTCCCTTTCGAAATTGAGGAGTATGTGCTTGGGAATAGGAGGCGACTGTTCAAGTAGACTGTCGTACGTGGTTTTGCACTCTTCCACGAACTTGAGACCTTCCTTTTTCCTTTCCTCTCTGGGGAGGGCAAGTTGGAGTCTGATGTTTCTCGACAGGTTCCCATGCCCGAGGGCGGCGGTTCGGTGGTTCTCCATTAACTCGTTGATCTTGAGAAATTGCATGATCGTCGCTATCAAACCCGCGATCAAGTTTAACCCACCGATGATCGAAGGAGCCGCCGGCTGAATCGACGTCGGTAAGGTGCTCTGGGCGAAGTTCGCAGTACCCGTGATCGTGCTCAGGACGATGACCGGCAAGTTGAATCGAAGTGACAATTTTTTGAACATGAGAAACGCCCGGTGATGCATGTACCGGTAGCAGGCGCTTTGTTCCCCCCAACTTTTGAGTATGCTCTCGTGGTAATCGTTCCACGCGGCCGCCATATCGACCGTTAAATTTTCTGTGCTCATCTTAGTAGTTATGAACATTATTTTCGTTATTCATGTCGTCTTTCTAGTGTGGATCTTGGTGACACCGTTCCTGAACGATCGTCGACAGTTGGAATTTTATGGCATGATAATACCGTTCATTTTTTACCACTGGTCGGTCAACGACGACACGTGCGCGATGACGCAGTTGGAAATGATGCTCACAAACCAAGAGAAGGATAAAACGTTCATGCACCGCGTGGTCAGTCCAATATACAAGATGGAAGAAAACGATGTAAATAAACTTACAAAAACAGTATTTTTCACGCTATGGGGATTTACTCAGTTCAGGCTCGGGCATTTTGATTTGTTTACGCAGGACTTGAAGCGCCTGTTGGCGTCCCTGGGCAAGAGTCGGTAAACTCAATCTGCTTCTGCAGGTCTTTCCGGTGGAGCATAGAGCAGTAGATGAGCAGGGATGAGAAGAAATGACCGCCGTCGAAAAAGTTCTTGTCCCGACGCACTGCCAGCCAGGTCTTAATGACGGAGGAGGGTTCAAGGACGTTGATGCCCCGATCAAACAGGGGGCGTTTCCCCTGCCACTTGTCGGGAAAGTGATAGATCACATAGCCTGTCTCTATGTCGTAACTGACTTTTTCACGGACAATTCCTCCGGCGTCCGTAAGTCTTTTGACCAGAAGCGTTCTCATCCTCTCAATAATAAGCATTCTCCTTATCTGCAATTTGATTCGTCCGATGAAATCTTCCCGCGATTTTTCTTGGTTGAGATTAAACCATTCGAGATACTGCTTGTATGTCAGACCTTTTTCTGCAGCGACCGGTTTGTGTTTGGCAGTCACCCTGGTGAGATTTGAAGTGCGATTCAAATCTCGCCAGAGCCTTTCTATTCGTTTGTGTGTGTAAACGATATCGGTCTCCTTGGAGCGTATCTCGCGCTCCCAGGTCTTCGTTTGCATGTACCACTCCTGTGTCTTGATTAGGCGCGGACAGTGCGGCTGTAATGCGTTCGACAGCACGCCGACGTTGCTCACGTTGATGTTTGTGTCGACGAGCGGACCGTCGTGGATGCTGAAGCACGGCCACTGCACCGTGACAGAGGGCGCCTCGCACGCGACGATCCGCTTGAGGTCGTCCGCGATAGAGATGAACAAATGTTCGGGGATGTCGTTATTCTGAGCGGCGTCGCCCAGCTTGTCGAGCACATCCCTGCAGATGTTCTCCTTGTTGTCCGTTTCCATGTGCGCGTGTGCGTGCTGGCGTGTGGATCGCGCGACGACGTTTGAGCGGGAAAAAAGTCTTTGCACCCCTTATTTGAAAAAAAATATCTCGCTGGTCACTCACTATTTCACGCACGCGGCCCGATCTCGTTCTCATGACCACCTCCTCAACCCGCGAGTGCTCGCTTTGCTCGGGCGTCATCGACGTCGGCGGCGGCCATAACGCGGCCCCGCTCGCTCACGAGCCATGCTGTGACTCGTGTAACACCAAGGTGATCGAGGCCAGGATCAGCGCTGTCGTCTACGGCCTCAAGCAGCCGGGGCCTCGCTTAAACCGACAGATTGGCGAATTGAAGGTGCCGAAATTCTGCCGCTAGAAATATGTGTGGTACATGTAAAAAATGTTCGCTCTCCTCTGCCGCCCAATCGTCGTTCCGACTCAGGCTGCTCCAGTATTGAGAGCCAGTGACTGCCGGATCGCTTACGTTCGCCCGACCAACGAGGAGGGAAAGCTGGAAACAGAGATTCTGGAGGCCCCACCCATTACGATAGGGCCGGACCAGCAGAGCGAAAAATTTTAATCTCAACATCTTGTAATGAAAGCACTAGTCAATATATTGCTGATGCTTTTCGTATCTTTGCTTTTGACCCTCTCCGTGCTGGGAGGGGCGGGGGCGGGTTTTTACGCGGCGGGGTCCAAGGACCAAACCGAAAGGTTACAGCGCGAAGCGGACGAGCAGTGGCTGAAACAAGTTGAAGACGAGATTTACGAGGAGTTCGACAATTACGAGGATCCCCGGACAAAAAGCTTCAAGACGAGGTTCGAGGAATCGGAGGGGTTCGGACAACTTCCGTACTTTCCATCCGGTGCCTATTTTAGGCGAAGACCGGAGGAATCAGCCAGATTATGGCCGGATCGAACAGATACGTTGCCTAACACCGGTAGAAGCAGCATTTCCATAATTGGGGAACCCCCGCGTGTGTGGGACAATATCTCAGATACCGAGGTGCAATGGGCGAAGTTTGGAAAGGATGCTTGGACCAGTCTCTTCGAAAAAGACAACTTGACCGTCGACTGTGGTAACGATGCGATCAACTCCTTTCAGATTCGTTCCGATAAGTTCAGTTTAGCACGTGAAGTTTCGAAGGAAAAAAGAGACGCTGTGACTGGCACTTCAGCGCTTTACAAAAAACAGTTCCGCAGTTACCATGACAACTACAAACAGAGGTTCAAGTGTCTCACTGGCTCACCCGGCTGGACCTGGACAAGAGAGCCAGACACGGAGATAACAGAAGAGGAGTTCAATGAGTTATCACCCCTGAAAAAGGTAGAAAAGGATGGAAAATTTTTCAGAATCAACCGCATGTGTTCCGATGAGCCGAACTGTAGGAAACAGATTGGTGGCAACTTCAATTCAAACATAAGTTACGACGCCACGGATGAACGGATGGCTACTAAACCAGATAAAAACTTCAATAAAATCATGGACTGCGACTTTTCTACAGTGGGAGCAGGGCTAGGATTTGAAGGTACGAAAGAGATTGAAATTACAAAACAGCAATTCGATAGGCTACCACCCCCGATGAAGACAGAACGAGACGGTAAATACTTCCAAATCAGCAGCGAAGCGGCCGGGAAGAACTACCCCCTGTCAAAAATCACACCGATATGGGACGATGCATTGAAAGGAAAATTCATCCCTGTCCAGGGCAGTCAAACAAACGATTACAGCCCGGAACCCAGGAACATGAACTTTTCATATAAGTGTTTGAAGAGACCGGTTTTTGGTCCATGCAAACCGGTGAAATACACACGCTGGACACCGTTTCTCGCCTCGACCGGTCAGGGCATCAGAGAACTTCGTCATTCTCTAGGCCCGCTTGGTACGTTCAACAAGACCTCCCTTGAAAGAATTGATCCTAGTGAAAAGTTGAAAAACTATCTTCCGTACAAAGGAGAACAAAAAATAGACCCCATCGAGGGACTTGGAAAAGTACGGTGTCATCCAACCGAGGTGCTCACGCGCGTGGACTTTGAAGTTAGCGAAGGCATGGACGCACCTAAAGACTGGATTCGATTCGCGTACACGTGCTGCAAGATGTAACTACATAAGAAGTCGCTGTAGTTTTTCGCTGTGCTTTGTTTTCATGAAGACAACCTCGTCACACTCACCACCCTTCATGGTGAGCGATGGTTCTCCGCACGTGGTACCTTCACGCTTGTACCTGTTACAGCATCTGAGGACCCTCTCCGAAATGTCCATATTCTGTGAGTACCCGATAAAAGTTCTGTCGACACCTTCCCGATCGGAGGCGTCCACAGTGGCTTTGAAGCTGTACGGTCCGTAGTCCCATTCGTTAGTTGCGTCGACCGGTGGGGGCGGGTGGTCAAGAAGCGACGAGTAAAGTTGCCGACGTCGGCGTTCGCGTGCACGAAAGGGTACTGACAAAAACTTGATCAAAGATGCCATTTGATCAAGTTTTCGTGTAAAACCTCTAAATATGTTTCTCCTCCGGCCGGGTTCGAACCGACGACCTACAGGTTAACAGCCTGTCGCTCTACCAACTGAGCTACAGAGGATTGAGCTCCCAGCTGGATTCGAACCAGCGGTGATAGATTCAAAGTCTACCGTGTTGACCAACTACACCATAGGAGCGAGTTATTAATACCGGTCTTACTCTCTTTAAGCCACTTGATGCTCAGCAGTGAGACAGTAGCTTCCAGCCTGGCATAGATTAGAATCCGCCAGCCTGGCAGATTTTGAAATATTAATAAAAAAGAGATCGATTTCAGTCATTCTGTTCACAACGCAACGCGCACGGCTCTCAAAAGCACGTGACACTCACTTGAACCCAAGCCACCAGAGCGCCTCTCACCTCCAAACGCTGAGAATGGCTGACGAGACAGAATACGCTGAGCGGGAAATGACCACCCGAAAGTCCACCGGAGGCAAGGCCCCGAGGGGCAGGGCGGCGAGGAAGGAGAGCGTCAACGCTTACATTTACAAAATGTCCTGGTATGATTCTCGTCGTCATCGGACGTCGCATACTGATATGTACTTCTTACGAGAAGAAGATACAATATGGGGTTTCGACGACCCCAATTGTCGCATTCACTTTGTCAGGGTTTGTGATCAAAGTCAAGAGTATTGGTCGGCTCGTCACAACAGCGAGCACGGAAAACGCGAGAGCGTCAAGAAGCCCCCCCGCCGCCGCTGGCAAGACTACAGACGGGCAGACTGGCGCGAGTTCCTGGAGCTCGTAAGGATGGATGAGGCACAGAAGGCGGCAACCAAGGGTGACGCTCCCTTGGTTCAGGAGAATGAGGAGAAGGAGAATTAGAATCCGCCAGCCTGGCAGATTTTGAAATATTAATAAAAAAGAGATCGATTTCAGTCATTCTGTTCACAACGCAACGCGCACGGCTCTCAAAAGCACGTGACACTCACTTGAACCCAAGCCACCAGAGCGCCTCTCACCTCCAAACGCTGAGAATGGCTGAATGGTCTGAAAAGCGAGCGGCGATTTTAGAGGCTTTCAAGGCTTCTAGTCCCGAACTCACTAACCTTGCGTCACTCAAGCTTCCACCCTACGCAAACGATATGGTTAAGCATCTCACACGCACGGGTCTTACTCATTTTAGGCGAAGAGACTCCTTGTCACTTCCGGTCCTTTTGAGTATGATGTCACAGCTCCAAGACGATCAGGGGTATGTATGGGAAGACCTCACGGTGTTTTTTGTTGATGTCTGTCTCTCTCATGCAGTGCGAGCCGCCGAACGTGACGAGAGGGAGAACTTCGCAGTTTTTCAGCGCCTGATCCATGACCTGTTACCATTGATGGACTGTGCCGAAAATGATCACGATTGTAAGTTCAAGGCTGTCCCCTTCGAGACCGTCGCAGTCCTGTTAGCACTCGAATCTTGTAATTAAAAATCTCGTTTTTAAATAGTAAATGTCGTCACTCTTCATACTTCTCTTAGCCGTGGCGGTGTGGATTCTGGTTGGTTCCTCGCCGTTCCAGTACAGGTGTTTTCTTATAACCCTCGAAAAGGAAGAGTTGAGACGCAAACGATTCTTTGAGAATCATGATCCGAAAGTACCCATTGAAGTTATCTACGGCCCTGACACGAGGGACGTGGAAACGGCTCGAGTTTTTGAAGATGAAGTTGTACCAGCCTATTTCAAGAAGGCGGTTGAGATGCATTACAACCCAGACATCCTCCGCCCAAATATCACATTTTTCAACTTAGGGGCAATCGGTTGTTACTTCGCGCACCTACGATTCTATTCGAGAGCAATGCAGTTGGGACTTAAGTACGCTGTGGTCTTTGAGGACAACGTTATCGTCAAATCGAAGGAGTTGTACGCGCACATCCAAGACGTGATCGATCGGAAAAAAGACGATTTTGAGCTTTGTTTCTTCCATTGTCTGTCGCGACTACCCTTCGACGCCCACGAGGAGAGTGACGATGACATAGAGAGAGTGCGGTGGATATCTTCCACAAAGTGTTATCTCGTGCACGTCCCGAATATGAAAAAATACATGCACAACTTTCTTCCTATGGATAATCACATCGACCTAAAGACCGAAGATGTAATTGCGAAAGGTGCAAGGGTATTCTACAAGGATCTGCGAGACTATATGTACATCGATCGCAGTCACAACTCCACGATAGGTCATAGGGATCACGGACAGGAACAGTTCATTAGCAGGCAAAATAAAAACGCCACGATCGACGACGTAAAGTGGGGTTATTAGTTTTTTT